TGTGTGCCGTTGCCAACAATGTCTTTGAACAGTTCAGTAATTTTGCTGTCAAATTCAAAAGCGGCGGTTGCACCTTTAGCCAAAAAAGTAACCATCGGAATTAGTCGTTGACCAGACTTAACTTTGAGGTCCTCAGTTGAGTCGCCAAGGTTGTCCATAGCGGCGCGATAATCCCTAGCCATCTGAAGTTCGGCTTCAGAAATAACCTTTTGTTCCGACACTTCCTTCAGAGACGCACTTAGATCGTCGGCACCCATCTCAATTAGCTCAGCCATTGACTGCCAGCCCTTGCCAAGTAACTGAGCGGCGACACGCGCTTTTTCTGCTGGGTCTTTAATCTTTTTTAGACGGTCAATTGTGTTTAAGAATGTTTCATTAACGTCTAACGAACCATCTTTCAGATATACAAGATCAACACCAAGGTTACGAACCTTGTCCGGGTCTGCACCAATCGTCTTGTTAAGTCGACCGATTGCACCTTCAACGGCGTCAATCGGGATCCCGATGTCGCCAGCGGCTTCGATATAGCGTGACGCGTCCTCAACGGCCAGACCTGTCGCATCAGCAAACTTGCCCGCAGAGATTGCCATGTCTTGAAACGCTGTAATACCGTCGGCCACAAATTTGCCGATTGAAACACCAGCCGCAACTGCAAACGTGGCGGCGTTAGCGGCGACCGTATCTAAAGCAACTTTTGAGCCAGCCTTAAATTTTTCTAGCCCACCTTCAGCATTGCCAACAGCAGCTTTAAAGTCACCAAAAGCGGCTTTGGCATTTCTGATGCCTGTGTCCTCAAGGCTGGTAATGATCGGAATGTTGATTGCCATTAGCGAATCCTTGCCATCTCTCGGTTTGCTTCGCGCACCACGGCCCTGATCGTGGAGTCCATTTCTCGTTCAATCATAGACAAAGAGTCGGCTGCTTTAGCCCACATAAAACGGGAAGGGTTACCCGGTAGCGCGCCAGCAAAATTAGGTCGCTGATATTTAGCCTCACGCTTAGACACTCTGCCTCCGCCTTTGCCAGCCATGTCTACAATCGCCACAGGCGCGCCCTTGGTGGTAATGCGGACAATGTTGACAGGGACGCTCATACGAGGCTCGTTGAGGTTCCTACGGGGCTTTCGTGAGTCAATCTTGATGACTGTGTTCTTGCGGTTGTTCCACCCGGTGCGACCGTTGTGAGCCATTCCAGATAGCGGAGGTGACGACGGGATTGACTGGTTGATCTCAGCCACTAACGGCTTCAAGATGTTGCGGATGTCCTTGTTCAATTCACGCTTCAATGAAGGGTTAATTTTGCCGAGTTCTCTCAGCGTTTCGCCCACACCTTTCACCTGAATTGTCATCGTTTGCTCTCGTTCTGTTCGATTATCAGCCTGACCATTTCGTCAATGATCTGGGCTGGTGTTTCCATCAAATCCAGTGGACTGATGCCTGTCCGAACAGCGAGCTGCGCGATCAGGTTTGTGGCTCTTCCTGCGGGCCCTGTTTGGCTTTTGGGATAAACGTGATATCCATGACGTTTTCTACCCAAGTGCTAAACAACGGGACCACAATCTTTTTGGTTCGTAACGCATCCCAAGCCAACCATGCGAGAGGCTTGAATTTCATGTCTTCTAAGAAACGGCCCACGGAGAGCGTTGGATGATGGTCTTCCCATCTGCACGCAACTCCGTAGGTGATCGGTGCTTCGAATGTTTCACCGTCTGCCATTTCTACTTTTAATGTCATGCCAATCATGTCGGGTCCTTTTGTTGGTTGTTAATTACGGGGTGATGTCGCGCACCCACGTGCCTCCGACATAACTCACGCTGACTTGGCTGAGCTCTGCGACGGTCGTTACGATCGGCGTGAACGAGGCCAGCATGGCATTAGAAATCGTGTACTCAGGATTACTTGCGGACTCGCTCGCGCCTGATGGTGAGATGACCAGAGTGGTGGTGCCGTCGCCGACCTGATCAAACAGGGTGGCTTCAATTTCGCCCGTTCCGTAGTTCATGAACATTGTCAAGGTGACGTTCACCATTTGGAGGCCTGAGGTAAAGCGGTGCCCGGTATCTCCGAAGGTCGTTGATTCAAGGCTGTCGTAGCCAATTTCAAGGCTGGCCGCAGAGGTGTTCTGAGTGACGTCCACACCACCGATGGTGACGGTTGGGTTGGACAGGTAAACGGTTTTTGTTGTGGGCATGATGTTTCCTTTATGGGATGCGCTTTGAAGCGATTCTGATTGTTAGGTCGTATGCGGGTAGTTCTTGCGAACCGATTTGAGCGAGCGACGGGTTACCGCTCAAAACGGCTATTGAGCTGTTCATGATTGTGTCAACCACGCCGAGGATGTAATCGGATGCGTCTTGGTTGCCGGGTGGCGCGCCAAGGATTCTGAGATCAACTGTGATGTCTGCGATTTGGTTGTTGAAGCAAGTGAATGTCGGTAACTCGACGAACACTGTGAGCGGTCGTGCGTTGCGCGGATCGGTAACTGGTTTGAGTCCCAAGGCCGTGAGCGACGCTGACACCGTGTTGATGGTGTCTGTGAAAATTCCTGCCACATTAAGCCACCTGACTACGTTTGATGCCGAGCAACTGGTTGACGCGTCCGAGAGTCATCAACGGAGGTCCGCTCATGTCACCAAAGGATGCGTAACTGTCTCCAGTTGTGCCACGTTCCCTGTATAAGCCCGCCGCATAAAGCGTCGTACCAAGCAGGACGGAACTGTCAGGGACGGTCGTGAGACTGTCGTGGTAACCAGCCTGCACGCGACGCCTGAAACACCAAGCGTTCGCAGCTGCAACACAAGTCGTGAGAAACGCGGTGTCGTTAGCCGTTGCGGACGAGATACCGAGAAACTCAATAACTGGTGCAGTTGATGACAACCAAGTACAAGTCAAAGTCCAAGTCAAAGTTCCAAACGGATCGGCGGCAGATCGTTCAAGATCGTCGCCAACATCTTGGAACATTAACTGGTTGACAATGATTTCGTTTTCGTTGAATAGCAGGTCGCCTGCTTCGTTGACACCAGCAAACAAATTCACAGGTACAGCGATAACGATGTAGGTGCCGTTGAGGCCGTGTCCGAGTCCAGTCAGTGTGATTGTCTGACCGACTGTGATATCAGTTGTTTCGAGGGTCTGCACCACAGCAACATCATCTAGACGCTGGTGGTGCGTCACGCTAAATGTGGCCATGGTGCAGACTTTCTCTTAGTTTCGGTTGATCAGAACGTGAACTTGACGAACTTGCTTGAGTCAATCATCAAAGCGGCGAAGTAGCCACGGAATGCGATTGTGCGTGACAAGGTGGACGGGTTGTCCAACGAGATTGCGCCCTTCTGCTGTTCAAACAGTTCGTAACCCGATGCGTCACCGACGATGGCGGTGCCTGATGCGAAGTTGCGGTCAACGACTACGGACAAGCCGAAAGCGTTTCCGTTGTTCTGTCCGGGTGCAAGATTACCGAACGCGTTCATCGGTCCGATCTGTGGGAATAACGGACGCTTGCTTGAATCCGAAAGACCGAGAAGATTTCCCCAGATTCCGGGTGCGAGAAAAAGATGGGTCGGCAAGTTGCCATTTGACGAAGTAAGGATCGTTGCTGCAGCTTCAGCAATTTCAGCAGCCCAAACTTCAGGCTTGTCAAGGTCGGCAGCGGCAAACGCTTGAGTGGTGGTTGCGCCAGCGACCAAAGTATCGGCTGCGTAGTTGTCCGTTGCGTTCGCGTAAATACGGCCCATGTCGTCAAGCAAGATTGACAAGATCGCGGGATCGGTCCAATCGAGATCGGCTTCAGAAATGTTCACATAGCCACCAAAAATTTGCTTGGTGACTTGGTTCGATGACACCACAAAAGTGCCTGACTGGTTGCTCATTTCGGCGAGGCTTGCACCAATGCTGGTGTGGGTCGTGACCTCGGGACGGATGAAGATCTTGCCGCCACCTGGCATTGACTTGGCGCCGATTGCGTCAACGACTGGACGACGACCGACGAAGTTGTTGTAGACAGGTCCAAGGATTGGGGTGGGGAGCACACCGGGCGTGTCGCTGGTGACAACATCGGGAGCTGCGGCGCGAAGTGCTTCGTGCATACGTTCCCAAGCGGTTCCGCCTGCGATGGCTGCACTCAAGTATTCGACTGCGGTTGGCAGTTTTGCG